CTTTATTTAAATCGGGCCTTGTTCTACTGATTGAATTAAAAATTGATCCGCATACAGCATCCGCTAAGTCCTTAGAGCCCTTTCTTGGGTGATCAACCTTATCTCTCATAATTTTAAGCTGTAATAATTCATCTATTAGCAAAGGGATGTGTGGCCCCTGCAGTCTTTCCTCTAAAACAATCATTGCCATGTCGTCATAATGTTTTTTTGCTACAGATAAAATTTCTGTATTAATTCCATATTGTTTTAGCTGTTGCATCATGTCGTGAGAGTTCCATCGGTCAAATGTGCACACGCCTATATCAAACCCACGAGTTTTTAAAGCAAGTATGTAATCTTTAACTTCTGTAAAATCAACAGATTTGTCTGGGGTAGGAGTCCAATATCTTACCGCATCTACAGTAACTATGGGTGCTGGCTGGGAATACTCATTTGTAACTTTAACGTTTACCCATTTTTGAACGTGAGACATTGCTACTGCACAGTGATCGTGTTTTTGTGCTAAGTCTACGTGAATATAATATTTTTTTTCTGGATCTGGGACAAACCATTCTTCCATTCTGCCAAAGCTGTCTATAGCAAGTCCAGTGTTGTTGAAGGCTTTTTCTACTTTTTCTCTAGACTTAAAAAAAGCATCAATCATTTCTGGAGGCATACATGCAAATCTTCCTAGTGCATCTAGCTGATCTTTATAAAAAGCGGTTTTAAAGTCATCAATTTTTCTAGTAGGGTTTACTTCCCATGTAGGTCTTTTTAATGCGTATACTTTTGGAATTAAATACGAAACAATATTATCTTCTTCCCACTCAACTTCAAATTCATTGCCTTCGGTTCCGTCTGGCAAATCTTCATCCATTTTAAACTTATGCTTTCTAATAATAATTTCTTTTTCTCCAATAACAGAGTCATAAAATTTTTGAATAGGATCATTTTTAAATCTAGGAAAAGACAAAAGTATGACCTTGCCGTAGTCTGGAAAACGAGAATCAACAGATCCTCTATACATTTGATATATTGCATCAGCAGTTTTTGCCTGATCATATCCAGTTGTACTTTCAATTGAAAATCCAGATATCTCGTCTAGGATAACAACGAGAACATTGTATCCTTCCCAAGCCTCTCTTTCAGAGTGACCAGAATGCACAGTAACAGCTTTATCAAATTTTATTTCTGAAGCTTTAGACTCATATTTGCCATTAAACCATGGAGACTTTTCAATTCTTGTTTTAAATCCTTTAAAGAAAACATTATTTGCTTGCTGAGAGTTAATAGCAATATTAATAATATCAATTGCATCTCCAGGAGGCTTACCATAATATGTTGCTGGATCTTTTAGGCACAATAGTAAATATACTATATATGCAACAGCAATGGTTGAACAATAATCTTTTCCAGATCCTTTACCTAGTTGAGCAATTACTTCTGTGCAAGTTTGTTTATAAAAGGCAGATCCTTCTACTTCTCCAAATAATTTTTGAAGAGTTGATTCTTTATATATCTGAGAACTTTTTTGAATTAATACATACTGCATATCAGATAAAGGTGGCAAGCCAAGATACTTTGGGCTTGTAACAAAAGTTTTTAGATCAACTGGTTTTTCATCAAACTCTTCGCCATCTAATATATCAATTAAATCTGAAAAATCAAACGACATCGGCGTCCTGTATTATTTCTATTGGCTCTACAACTCCAGTTATTTGTGCTAGCCTACGCATAATTTCTTTTCTTACCTGCGGATGTTCTGCAGAAACATCTTTTAGGATTCCAACTAAAATTTCTTGCTTGCGTTCTGTTTCAGCAATTTGAGAAGCAATTTCTGTGTTTTCTAAAACACCGACTGATTGTAGCATGGCTATTCTTTTTGTTTCAATGTCTGCTATTAGCTTTAATGCACCAGCCTTAACATTTAGCTGTCCAGATTGATCAGCATCTTCTACTGTCTTCCAAGCTTCTTTGATGAGCATGGCATAGTGTTGGTCTGCTCCAGAGATTGCCTCTTTTGCCCTATCTCTAATGCTAACATCATTTTTTACAACGTCTTTCCATTCATCAATAAAAGCAATAACTTCTGCTCTTTTAAATCCTGTTATGGTTGCAATTTGAGTTGGAGTGCTACCTTTTAGTAATTCCTCAACAACCTGGTTCATTCTGTCAAAATGGATTGACGGCTCTATTTCTGTCATATATACATTATACTTCTAGTCGACTAAAAAATCAACTAGATTTAGCTATTTTATACAGAATAAGGTAGCCAATAAGATCATCAATGTCATTGTCCCCAGCGTACCCTTGATTATTTTTTACTCTATTCAATTTATCATCTATACGAACTTTTAATTGTTCTGTTGCATCCGTAGTAGAAAATATTCTAATTGGGTTTAAGGCTGAATCTCCATATGATATATTCTTATCAATAAGCATGTGGGCAATCTCATGGCATGCCTCCCAGATTTTATTTCCAGATGGAGCACCTACAGAGTGCAAATATAAATCACTACAATTAAACTCTGATACATCTTCAAACACTGGTCTTAGCATTTACTTGTCCTCATCTCTAATGTATAAACTAATATTTTTTCCTTTAAAATATTCTAACTTAATAAAATTAAATCCGAAAGGTTTTGCAGATAAATCAATAAACCTGTGTAATCCTGGAATAATGTCTGCATTATTATTACTTACATCATCCTTATCCATATCATCACAAATTAAAGCATATTTAGCCTTACTCATAATTTTGTTAATAATATTATATATAGAAGAGTTTGTCAAGTGTTGCAATACATCTTTAATTATTATTAAATCTGCATCGTGTATTTCTAATGTTTCAAAGTCTCCGTGTATAAACTTAATATTTTCTTTAGAGTTTAAAGACGTTTCCTCTAAAATTACTGAACTTATATCTATCCCAGTATAATCTTTACCATCTAAATTCAAACATTTACCTATTCTCCAGTCTCCGCAACCTACATCAATTACAGTTTTAACATCTTTTCGTGATAGGAAATAGTTGACAAGGTCAATCCAGGGCTTAGCAAATACTGGATTTGATCCAGCACCGCTTTTAAATCCCCAAGTGTTATTCAAATAAATGTTGTCGAAAGCTTCTGAGTTAGTCATCTTTTTTTAATCAGCCCAAACTTTTCTAAATATCTTTGTATTGTCATAGCAGACACACCACATTCTTTGCTTATCTCTGTCACATTTTTTCTTTGAACAACATATCTTCTATGCAACCAGTCTCTATTTTGATAAAGCTTTAACATATTTTAAATCCACCTGATTGAGTTAAAAATAAATAAAAATCATAGTAGTCTGCATATTGTGGAGATATAATTTTTTTTGATACAAAGTTTTGATAACAATAATGGTTTATAGCTCCGTTTTCTATATCTTGAGATATTAGCGTTGCCAACTCTTCACAAGACTTTTTGTCTAGAATATCTCCATCATTAGAATAAGCATACTCGACCCTGGATGCTATTTCTGGATAAAGATCAGAAATGCTATCCCATAAATGATACCATGAGGTTATGTTTCTTCTAAAGTGTCTTCCCTCAATCCCAGTAGGATTTAAGCCAATTAAATCAAATGCCATTTATACTCCTCCAAACGAGTTATATCCAGGTTTATTTTTTAGATATATTTTTACTTCTGCATAATCAGAATTTATCTGTCTAGGTTTTCTTCCAATTATTTGAGTTATAATCCCTGGTCTTCCAATTGTGTTGTCTGTCCACCTCTGCGAAGACATAAAGTGCCTGCCAACCTGATTAAAGTTAAAGGTATACAATTTAAATTTTTCTTTTTGTGCAGCAGGAGAATCATTTATACATTTTACAGCACTTTCAATACGCTCTTCCCACGTTAATCCAAAATCAACAACTTGGTTGTTGACTGAATCCATTAAATTAACTATTGGATTGGCGTCGCTACCCAATACACTCACCACTGCTTTTTGAAAAGAAACTGGTCCAGTTAAATCAGTTTTTAAAGAATTTTGATTGTCTGGCCAGTCGATAACATTTTCTATAATATAATTTGTTAGGTTGGTAAGAATGCTATTGTTTGCTTGTCCACCAAACCCCCACTGAGTAAACATTGAATTTTTGTCTAACTCTAATGATGTAACAAAATTAGAATCGTAATCAATTACTTCAGAGATAGGTCTTCTACATACACTATCTATATCCATATAAATCCCGCCAAGTTTATTTACAATACTGTATCTCCACAAATCTCCCTTCATAGCTTTATGCTTAAGCATCTCGTAAGCTCTTGCATAAACAGGGTCATAATTTTCTAACAACCATTTATGACATTCAGTTTCACTCATGTAAATATAATTAAAGTCGGGGTTGTTCTGCTGCCATGTTTCCGTACAATTTTTTACATAACTGGGCAGGTCTTTATAGTCACAGTAATATGTTTGAAATAAATTTTTAGGAATCATCTTTGCGTTAACACCTTATTTGCATAATGAGCAATGCCGAATGCATCTGCTACGTCAAAATCTGTTACTGATAAATTATACTTATTATTAAAATAATCTACCGTTCTTTGCTTTCTCATATTTCTTAATTGAGTTTTATACCACGAATCTGCATAACCTGGGTTGGCTAATCTTATTGCAGACTTTTCATCTTTTGTCGGATTCTTGTTACCAATGAATGCCTGCCACGAGGATGGGCTAATTGTAATAACCTCAGCACCAGTAGACATAAGCTCAGCAATAACAACTCCATAGACATAAGACAATTTTATCACAGCATCTGGCGATTTGACAAGTATCGCTCCCTCTATTGCAATATAATCTGAACTTAATTCTTCTAGCATGGCATGGGTGTTTACCTTTGCGTTATATATTTTTTCATATATATCTGCACCAACTAAATTTATTTTGCCCCATTTTAAAGGCTTGTCATTTTCCATAAGGCAAAAAGCTACTGAGTTTGTAGAGGCATCTATTCCTAAAACTCTGTTGGCCTTTGTTTTTACAAGACTAGCTAATGTCATCAATCATCCTTAACAAATTATTTCTAGATTCTAAATTTATAGACTTTTCACAACTAGAGCAAAAGCTTTCATTATGATATATGCTAAGTTTTGATTTACACTTTTTGCATTTTCTTATGATTGTTCCATTTCTTATTGCTTTTTTTTCATAATACTTTTCCATTATTCTTTTATTAGTTGCAATTCTACAGCATTCTTCTGAGCAATATTTTTGATTATGTGTTTTAGGTGTAAACTCTTTCCCATTTAAACACTCCTTGTTGGCACAAATCATAGCGATGGGACTTCAAATCTTTCTATTTGAACAGTACCAGTTAATCCAGAGTAGCATTCTTTTTTAACTGGACAATAAGTGCAAGGCATTTTTGATTTAGATGCTCCTGCTGGCTTCATTGGAAGATCTCCATCTTTAAAGTTATCCCAAACTTCACACATCCATAAAAATGTATCTTCAATTATTTTAGTGTTTCTTTCATTCATTGAAACTGGTATAACAAGTATCTCCTGAGTGTTTTTATTTTCATATAGGAAGAACCCTTCTTTTGCATTCTTTAGCTTCATATATGTAAGTAGTTGT